TGCCGCGCTGCCAAGTGTTGAATGAAGATGCTAGGGCAGACGTCCCACCCAGCGCGCCGCCTAAGCCTGCTTGAGCGAATGAAGCACGCACCGTGTGCGCACACCACGCCTCATCGATCGCGTTCATCCCCTCGCCGCCACGCTGCATATATTGCCGCAGCAAGGCTTTTTGCTGTGGATTGGCCTTCTGATATCCGTCCAGACTTTGGATCAGATCGGCGGCATAGGAACGCCCCGCGATATATTTTTCCTGATTGGCGAAGCCAGCTATCGTCTTATCGATATCAGCCCCGGCCGAACTCAACGGCACGACTGCCTGCGCACCGTCCGTGCCGAGCATCATGCGCGTTGGACGACTGACGATCGATGTTCCGCTCTTTGACATGATCGCCTCCGGTCCGGCCTCGCCGACCAGCGCATTGACCGGACCACTGACGACGCCGCCCTCAGCCATCGCGACCGGGGGCCCAAACACACCAGTATCGATCAACTGCTCGATATTCTGATTGAGCTGATGGAACTCCTTGGTGTTGGTATCAACAACAGTACTGTGTCTAGACGCGTCATCTAGCTGTTTATCGGCAGCGTCGCGCGCGTCCTCGAAGTTGGGCGAGTGCCGCCAACCTTTGGTGATGTCACCTTGGCCGAGACTTCCTTCGGGGAAGAACACAGGCGACTGACCGCCGATGTGCTGCGCACCGCCTTTGTGTAAAAAGTCCCACGGCATCCGCAAGCGACCCCCGGGGGGCAGCTGCGGGATGTCTCCCCAACCTAACGTCCCTTTCGGCGACTTCTTCTCAGCTTCACCGAGATCGATGATTGCCTGCTCGGCCTTAGTTATGATATTGATGAAGGCTAGATCAAGGTCGCGCGTCCAACCCAGCGTCTTGTTGAAGATCTCCTCGCGCAGATCACGCTCGTGACTCAGCGCGTCGTTGATCTCGTGCGCCTTCTCGTCCGCCTTGTCCTGGTTCCTAGACCGATCATCATCGGCTTTGGTGAAGTCCCTAGTGACGTTGATCAACTGAGCGGCGCCGATCGCCTCGAAGAACATCAGCTCTTTCTGACGAGCTATATCTTTGCTATAGCCTTGATCGAGAGCGTTCTGATATATAGACTCCCCGTAGTGTCGCGCCTTGTTGAAGGCTTGCCACCTCTCGCTAGTCGACGATAAATCGATGATGGCATTCGCCATCTGATCACGATACGCGCCAGACATTCGCAGCAGCGCGTCGCGCCGCGGGCTATTGGCAGTCGTCAATTCGGCCATGGCACGATTGAACGTGCCTATCGTCTGCATCCCGGATTGAATGCTGCCAGTCATCGAGGAGAATTGACGCGCGAGGTCACGGAAAGTTCCGGGCGTCATGCCAGACATACGAGCAGCGTTGCCGATCTGGATGACTTGCTGCGACCACGCCTTCGCTGCCTCGACGCTCTTGTAGATCGCAGCGCCGATCGCGGCTATGCCGACTCCGACAGGCCCGGCTACACGACCCAACGCGAGCAGCTCACGTCCAGCTCCTACCGCCTCACGACTGAGGTTTCCCAGCGCCTTCTGAAACTCCTCGATGTGCTTGCTCGTCTCAGTCGTAGATCTCCTGACGGGCTCGCCGAGCTTGCTCAGCTCTTGGTTGAGCGCCTGGACTTTCTTCGTCGCCTCGTCATCAGCTACCATGCTGATGCGGAGAACGACCTCTTCAGTGCGCGATGCCATCAGGCGAATTCCAACCCACCGGCCTTGAACTTAGTCGGTGCTTCAGGAGGTGGCGCGTTGCTGCGCTCCATCGTGTGGCCCTTGAACGCGTCTCCGTCAGCCTTGGCCGTCACGTCGGGTGGCGCGTTCTTGTGACGGATGTTGATCTTGATGTTAGCCGGACCAGCGTCATCACGCTGCGCTGCGATCCGATCGAGAGTCTGCCGCGCGTCTTCAGTTGGGGCGTCCTTCGGCCATTGTAACCCAGAAGAAGTGCCCGTATCTGCGATGCCCGCTGCCGCCTCAGTCGTCCCCGGCGGATCTCCAGCATAACGGACTTGCATCTTGTTGACGTTTTCCGAATGAACGCCGTACTGATCGATGACTTGAGCGTTTCCAGTCTTTGGGTCGTAGCTGCCGGGAACGATGGTCATGACGTGACCGCCTTGTTCCCCTGGCGTGAGCGGCTGACCCACGTGCATATAGGTGCCAACTGGAGACACCAACTTCAGTGTGCCCAGCTCCATCCCGGCCCGATCGATGACATCCGGGTTTACCCGCGTGCCCCACGCGAGCCAGCTTGATGCTGTTGCTGACGCAGGTGGCGGCTTTACACCTGAGAGATTTGCAAACCGTGTCGCAATCGCACCGCACGCGGTGGCATCCAACGAAAACCCATGCTGCGCTAGATATTGCTTCATTGCGGGGGCATTGCCCGTCTTTGCGATCGCCATCGCTCCCGCTAATGTTTGATGATCAACCTCTTTGCCATTCTCGTCGCGAACCCCAGTCGAGCCGCCAACAGTTGGTCCTACCCCGCCGGGCAAGCCAGTGATCGGTGAGACGGTCACGCCACTTGTGCCAGGCGCGCCAACAAGTGTCACTGCGGTGGTCGCGGCCGGCGTGCCTGCTGCTGCAATCGCTCTATTTGTTTCAGGATCACCGCGAGAATAGTATTTCTTGATACCACCAACGGTAATGTCGCCCCCTGGACCACCAGGACTGTATTTACCCCATGTTGCTGCATTTTGCTGAGCCGCCGCAGTGCCAGCGTGATAGACTACGGTGTCATCTGACGCGGTCTGAAATCTCGGATTGCTGGCAGCATTGAACAAACCAAGATTGGTTGCGTTTGGGGAGGCGTGATGTAGCCACTTGGAATAGATGTCTAGCTGTTGATCAAAAGACATGGCAGCCAATTGCGAACCGGAGATGTGTTGACCGGTAGCGGCAAAAGTTTCTTCTTGTCCCATTTGGAAGTAGCCACTGTACCTCCTCTCAGGACTCATGTCGCGCCCAAAACCGCTTTCGCCTGCCACTAGACTGTAAAGCTGAGTCTTGGCATCCGTGACGTTCGGATTCTCTGCGGCAAATCTAGCGATTGCCGCTTGCGCCTGAGAGTTGTGCTCAAGATTGGCGATAGATGTTGCCCCGGAAATGCTTGCGCCAGTTCCTGTTACAGTTCCGCCCGCACCGTAACCACCGCCACCACCCGCCGCAGCCGTCGTCGGCCAAACCCCTGCCTGTGTTGGATGTCCCGTGAATTCGCCACCAAGCCCGACGCCGCCCCTGATGATCCCCGCTGCCACCGCCCGTGCTCCAGGCGACACGTTCATAAAACTCGGCGGCAATCCGGTGATCTGGCTAAATCGTTCGGGGCTGACGTTGATACCGAATGACTGGCCGCCCATCACGCCGCCGAGAGGCGCACCGGTCGCGCCAACAGGCGGCGGTGGAGCTGGTATTGTCGGCGTACCCGTCGTGCCGTCATAGCCTCCAGGCGCGTGCGCGTAGCCGCGCCGAATGCCTCCCGGTCCTGCGAGGGTGCGCGCGAACGAAGAAACGTCCCCGCCACCGAGAGCAGCTCCCAGTACGCCGCCGCCTCCTCCTCCGCGCAAAGTAATAATCCGCTGCAAGTTTTGATTGAGCTCGTGAACTTGATCGGTGTTCTGATCAAAGGTCTTGGTACGATTGTCCTCGACGTTCTCTGAGCGGCGCCAATTATCCGCGATACCACCACCATCACCAGTCAAGAAGAACGGAGCTGCGCCACCGATCGGGCCTGCGGCTCCGCCCCCGAGGAGCGACCCGATACCGAGCTGATCGGAGAGGCTCCTAGGCGGCACGCCGCCGGGCTGATCTGGCGCGTTGTAGTTGCGCTGCAGTCTCTCGAGAATTCGCTTTTGTCGCGGCGGCAACTTCGACGGATCTTCTGCTGCGGCAGCATACTTTATCATCTGATCGAGAATAGCCTGCTCGATATCGGTCAACTTCTTGATCAACTCGAGCTCGGGCCCGGAGAGAAAGACCTGCCATTGACTGTTGATGTCTTCGCGAAGCTCTGCCTCGTGCTGAAGAGCCTCATTTATCTCCAGTGCTTTTCCGTGCAGCTCCTCCCGCGCTTGATACCGCTTCACGTCTTCCTGAGTTATGCGGCGCCGCACGTTGATCAAGAACTCAGCGTTCGACAGCGCCAAAAACTGTCGCTGTCGAAACCGCGCGATAAGTTTATCGTGAGTCTGACTCAGCGCGTTGTCATAGACGTTGTTGCCGAGATCGCGGATGGCGTTGAGCTTGTCGACTTCACTGGTGATGCCGCGCAAGCTCAACAAAGCCTGCGCCATGTTCTGGGTGAAGCCTTGCCCGGCGATGCTCATGAACTCAGCTCGCTTAGACGAGCTCGTCATCATCTCCGCCCAGGCGCGATTGAAGCCAGATATATCTCCAGCTATCTCCCTGGCGTCGATGCCCATCCCCTTGAGTTGATCGGTGATGCCCTTGAACTCGGCGAAGCTCAACCCCGCCAATCGTGCGGCGTTGCCCATGTCGACGATGTTGCGCGACCACTCCTTCATCGCGCTGATGCTGCGATTGGCTTCGTAGGCGATCAAGCCGATCAGTGGCAGCGGCGCCAGCGATTTGGCTAAGTCGACGAGTATCTTGTTGACGTCAGTTGTCTGGCGATAAGCGCGGCCTAAGACGCGCTCCCACTCGCTCATCTCGGAGCGCACCTTCCGCTGCGCCTCGATCACGGCGGGGCCGCTCAAATCGCCAATAGCTTTCCGCACCCCGGCGATGGCCGCCGTGGCTTCGTCATTGAACTGCGTCGTGAGGGTGAGGACTTGTTCTTCAGTCGCCATCGGAATCCCGTCGCATCAGACGCGTCAGCTGCGAAGTTCGTCTCAAATGAAGGCGCACGTCTCGCAGCGACATAGCAAGGAACAAGTCAGGGGGCTGGTGATAGTAGTGGGCGAGGCGGTAGCAGTCGAGAACCAAGTCTTCTTCGTTGCCTACGAGACCCGACGACTGGGAAGAAAAAAACGCATCAGCTCGTAGGCACAGTAGTTCCAGTCGCGCGGGTCCATCTGATCGAGAAACGGCGGCAGGATGTCCGCGAGCGCCGCCATGACGTAGTGCATCTTGCGCTCTTCGATCACCCAGTCACCCTGGCTGTTCATCCGCACTGGGTTGCCGTAGCGATTGATATCGCCGCCCTTCGGCTCGCGAAACGACAGCTCGCTGACGCTCTCGCCCTTGTTATTGCGGATCGACTTGAACGACAGCTTGACCACGATCGGCCAAGTCGTGTCCTCCATCGGCTCGACGTCCGCGGGCGACTGCTCGATCTCCGGCGCCATGTGCGAGACCGGCTTCGACGGCTCGATCGTATTTGCCTTGTCGTCAACGAAGCCCTCCCGCGCGCGCGGTCGCTCCGGTTTCTCAGTGAGTTGACTTACTCGACCAACGTGTTCGTTCATGTGTCACCTCAAATGGGAAGCTCGTCGCAGATCAGGCCTTCCCACCTGACCCGCACTTGACCGTCTCGAGTGTTGGCTTCGAAGCCACCTTTACAGGTCGCTCCGCTGAGAGTGTACTGCATCCCGTTGGCGAGCTGAGCCACGACGGTCGAGTCAATCTCAGTCAGCAACCCTTCCAGCGAGAAGCCGGGAACGGTCGAGATGTCACCCTCGATGTAAGGAACGCGCGGCAGCTCTTGATAGCCGTGGACGCCGTCTTGGCCAGCAATCATGGTTCGCTCGACCGGTGACGGGCTGACGGTGAAGTTGCCACGTAGTGCGAGCTGATTGCCGTCCACAGTCAAGAAGGCAATGCCAGCAAACCGCTGTGCCATAGTTCACTCCTCCTATGTTAAGAGTACGATCAGCCGCTGGCTTGCGACGCGGCCAGGAACGGTCCCGGCGCCGGGCCGATGATCGCCTCGTCGACTCCGCGGCCATACTGCAAGCGGAACTGGTTGAGCACCGCGAAGATGCGAAGCTGGTTGATCAGGTCAGGCGGGTAGAGAACGTTGATCCTGTTTGGGTCTACGCTGTCGCGCTCGACCATCAAGAACTGCTTGAACGCCTCGACGTTCTCGACCAAGCCGTTGAACTCGTCGTTGCGATACTGCGCGACCAGCGCAGCTTTGACGATGCCAGGAGTCACGATCGCCTGGCCAGGGCCGAACCGGGTGCCGTCGTTGGCCAGCTTGTGACGGGGGAAGGAGCTCGTCACCATAGCCTTCTGGTTCCGCATCAACTTGGCCAGAGTTGCGAGCGTGGTCACCAGCTCGTAGGCGTCGTCAGTGGCACCGTACAAGTTCCACTGATAGGTCGTCTGCTCTCGAGCGATCATCGGCTGACCATCGCTGCCAGGCATCTGAATCGCCAGCCCGTTGCTGGCGAGCGAATTTAATTCTGGGAAGTCGAACCGCTGATGTTGCGGAGCCAACTTGATCTGATTGAGCGACAAGCTCTGCAACGGTCGCGCCGGATCGTTGACTAGCGCTCGCTGGGCTTTACCTGCGTACGCTGCCGCCGCCTCGTACATCGGCGACTGGGTGGCGTACTCGAACGCCATCACCGACACTACGCCGGAATTGTTCGTCTCGCCCCACTGCACTAGGTCAGCGTACCCGTCGTCCGCCGACCCGGTGCTGGCACCGCGACGCGCAGACAAGATGTGACCGAACAGCTGGCGCTCCCAGCCCCACCTGCCTGTGTCCGAGAAGCCGTATTCCTGCTCCCAGACGAAGAGACTGTCAGAGTCAGTGTACGGCAACGCAACGTACTCGTACGGCTCGTTGCCCAGGTTGTTTATCGCAGCCGCGAAGTCCGGCGTGCCAACACCGCCGGTCAAGAACGGATCGACCGTGATGCCAAGGCCTACCGGCGTAGTCTCTCCGCCGCGAGAGCCGTAGTAGTTGAGCATCATCGGGATGTCATTGCCGTTCACGCCTTCGAAGACGCACGTCAGCGTCACCTCTGACGGCGACGTTGGCGGGCCATTTGCCGAGCCACCCGACACGTAGGTACCGGGATTGCTCAGCATAGAGATGACGATGGTCGAGCCGGTCGTGCCAGTGAGGGCGGTGAACGTCCCGTTGTAGGAGCTCGGATTGACGCCGCTGATCTGGACCTCATTTCCGACCGTGAAGTTGTGCGCAGCCGACGTCGTATAAGTGGTTTGGTTCGTGCCTGAGTTCCAAGTTGCAGCAGTGATCGTCTGCGTCGGCCCGGGGGTTCCGGCGATCATCGTCGCCTTAACCGGGAGCGACGTCTGGTTGCCGATCGTACCGATGCCAAACCAAGTCATGACTGCGTCGACGATGGCATTGGCGATGTCGTCAGTAGTGTCGGTCGTGGCGATGTTCACCGGCACGTGGTCGCCGCCGATGTAGAGAGAGATCGTGCCAGCTGCCGTGCACGGAGCCGAGATCTTGATCTTGCCAGAGGCTGCGATCGACCCAGTCGAAGCGGCTACCGGCAAACCCCAAACTTCGTTGGCAAAGTTGTTGGCGTAGTACGCCTTGAACATCCGGTCCAGCTCAGAGCCGGCGCCAAAGAACTGACTTGACTGCGCCTGCGATCCGACCGGAGTCGCTACGTCAAGCTGAGCCGTCCCTCCGGTAGCAGTGCCCACTAGCAGCGCTCGAAGATTGATCGACGGCAAGCCGGCCATGCTCGGGTCGACTTCAACCCAGTACAACGGCACTTTGATGTTCTGCGGGATCTGGGCAAAGCTGATAGGCATTTGGGTGTCTCCTATGGTTGAATGAGTGCCGGTGTGAACGCGGAACCAGGTTCACACCGGCTGAGCGCCTCCGGGCCGAGGGACGGCAGAGACGCCTAATCTTCTTTTGGCTCTTCGCGAGCAGCTCTCTTGCGACGCTCTTCGGGCTTTGGCTCTTCAGTCTTCGTCTCTTCAGGTTTCGTCTTCGACTGCGCCATCTTGACCGAGCCGTCAGCCAAGCGCTTACGCGTGTACTGGTCATCCGGCCACTCGATCGATCCTTGCGACCGAAACTTGCCAGCCGTTGGATGCATCAGCAAGCGACGCATCGCGTCATCGCGCGGTTCGACGCGAATACCTGGCTTTTGGTAGCGCGGACGGCCGGTAGGGGCGCGCGGGCGTCTTTGCTGAATACGGGCTTGGAATCGTGCGCTGACCATCATCTGATCCTTTCCCAGTGCCGTTGTCTTGCAGCATCACGTCGACTTCAACTTGATGGCGCTGCGCCATCTCAGCCGGCGTGTCACCGATCTTCACGCCAGTCTTGATGTCGATCTCGTCGAGCGTGTCGGTGACAGGCGGCCACCACTCCGAGCGCCAGAACGCCGTCACGTCGTACTGACACTCACAGAACGGCGTCTCGTTGTTGAGACCAGTCGAGCCCCACACGAACCGTCGCTGACCGCGCGGGATGCCTTCGATGCCCACGCCTTCGCTGTTCGCATTGACCAAGACGTTCATCAAAGACTGATCGGTCCACAGCAGCCCCATCACCCGCCAGAACGCCGCGTCTACTTGCTTGAGAAGCTGCTGACGATTGTTGTTGGCGATGACGATCGAGAAGCCGATCTTGCTCGAGTGATTGAAGCGAACCATTCCGGCGTTAGCGTCGCCATCGGGCCGCATGTCTTCGTCGCTGAGATAGACCCCAAGATATGGCAGCAAGTTAGATTGCACTGGCAGCATCTTAGTCGGGCGGATCGTGTAGCTGGAGAAGAACGAGTCGGCCGACACCAGATCAAAGAACGTCTGCCAAATGTTGAAGGCGTCGCTCTGCGGCAACAACCCGACGACGCCGGCTGTGCCCGCCATGTTGCAGAGATCGGTCGCCTCGACTGCTTCTATCGTGCCGACCGCACCAGCTAGGACCGTAGCCGCAAGAGCGTCCGGAGCTTCAACGACGTTGATGCGACAATCTATCATGGCGAGTGCACGATCATCGCGCTCGATATCGTGACCGTTTCGCCAGTTACGATCGACGCATCACTGAGAATAACGTCACCGCTGATCTCACCGACGAGCAACCCCGAAACAACGACGTTGCCAGCGCCGTCTTTGATCTGCGCGCTCAGCGCTTGGCCCATGGCTACGGCTACGCCTGACAGCGGCACACCAAGCATGGTGATGACGCCGTTGGCTTCGCTAAACGACGGCGGCGCCGCTAGAGCGATAGTAACCAACAGCGTGGCTAACCCGCTGGTGCCGATTTCCAGACTGGCCGTGCCGTTGGCGTCGATTGCGGTAATGACCGCTTGCATGCGCGCCGACTTCAACGCTGCGTTATAGCTGACCGACATAATATTTCCTATACGACGACCTTCTTGAGCTCCAGCGTCAGCTCGCCGCCGCCGTTATCGATCACGTTAGTGATCTCGAAGTCTCCAAGAGCGTCGAGGCCGCTCGCCGGATCGTAAGGGATGGTGATCACGTCTTGCTGCTGCGGTGGCACGACATATTCTTCAGCGCGAATGTCGATGATAGTTCTCTGATCTGAGAAGATAGATCCGTCGTCGAGAAGAATATTGATCCCGCCTGAGTCATAGATGCCGCGACCCTGATAGCTGCCGCCGCCCGACTGCGAGGCTATCGGGTTGACGATGATCGGCCGCCCGAAGGTGTCTTGCTCGGGAGCGTAAAGAGCCTCGGAGAAGTTTACGGCCATGCCAGCTTCTCCAGCATCAGATTGTCCATGCGCTCCTCGAGCTGGTCGAACAGCTCCGGCCGCAAGATCGGGCGCGTGCTGTGCTGAACACCCGCACCCGCTGGCATGCGCGCCGGAGCCATCCCGCGCGAGCGTCGCATCGGAGCGTAGCGCATCGCTCTTCGCATCGCCCGTCGCTGATCTCGCGAAGCGTTCGAGATTATCCGCGACCGCGGCCAGATGTCCGTCGAAGCCGCGTCCTCAGTCTCGGTGACGTTAGGATACTGGCGACGCATGTCCTCGCGCTGCCAAGCGACGAGCTCCTCGCCCATGTCTTGAGCGAACTTAGCCAGCGCCTGAAGCTCACCGGCTATCTCACTAGCGAGAGCGTCAACATCGACGCTGACTGTGATCACCAGCCTACTCCAGTCATGTAGCTCACGTGGGGCGCCCGCATGCCCCAGCTAGCCGTGAGAGTCATCCGCAGCGCCATCGAGTCAGTCTGGAACATCGACTTGACCGGAGTCGCTGGCGTGCCACTGACGATGTCGGCCGGGTTCGTGTCTTCTTGATGAACGGTCGCGACGTTGGCGACGGAGAACTCCGGCGCGCTCAACGTCAGCGCCAAGCTGCCAGGCTCAATGCAGATGATAGTGCCTTCCGCAAGACCAGCTGAAGCAGCAACCGGAAGCAAGTCACCTTGGCCCCTCCCGAATTGACCACCTGCCCAGAACCGTATCGCCGTCGCTTGATGCGGCGCACCGACGAAGAACGCGTTAGCCCCGCCGGCGCGCGAGGCGATGTCTTGCACGAGATTCCCGAGGTCTTGACCGCAGGCGTCGAACCCAAGCGACGCGCCCGCCGTTGGTGTCAGTGCAGTGATACCGTGAAGAATACCAGCGGGTTGCGCGGCCGTCGCTGCGGTCGCCGAGAATAAGGCAGCGTCGAGAGCGAGGCCAGCCGCCTCGCTCACTGTCATGCGCACCACGTCTTCGATGTTCGAAGTCTGAGTCATCTCCTGCGTCATGGTGACTAATACTGCCAGCTTCGTCGGCGCCAGCACCGGACCACCAAGAATGTTGAGCTGCACGGCAGGAATCGGGTGGCCTTCCTGCACCCACTTGCCGGCGTTGGCGACCGTCGTGGAGCGACCTGGCACTCGCACCGAAGCATTGCGCCCGAGATCGACGTTGAACGCCCCAGCTCGCAAGACAGCACCGATAGCCGACATGGCGACCATCTCCTCGATCGCCAACGAGACGCTCTTGAAAGCCAGCGGACCAGCCCACGCCGGATCTGTCGTTGTAGCTTGCGTCGTGGCAGCGCGCATCACCACCGGCGTGATCAAGTCGTCCGGATACATGGTGCGAGCCATGTGATCGGCAGACGTGCCGTTGACGAAGGCGCGGATCGTTGCCACTGCCGCGCGCCACACGAAATCGGCCGAGCGAGAAGGGATGGTGATATGTTGGTTCATGCTCACACCCAATGACGAATGTACTTGTTGAGGACCGACTGAACCGCAGTCCAAGTCGCAGGCAGACCCGCGGTGGGAAACAAGTTAGGAGCGTAGTAACCGATCGAGCTCTCCTTGTGGCGGATCTGCCGCACCCCAAACGACGACGGGCTGCGAATCCAGCTCATGTACTGCTCTCGCAGCAGCGCCTCGACGGCGAAGCCGAGCGGCCCCGGCGCTTCGTCCGGCAGCTTGTAGCCACCGCTGTAGACGACGTCGATGACGCCGTACCACGTCCCGAGATTCGGCGGCAGATAGAGAGTTCCAGTGCTCTCCTCGAGAAGCCATGAGCTCTTGAACGTAGGCAAAAGATCCGCACCATCTTGCGTGATCGCGGTGATGTCGGCAGATGCCACCGGCCATCGCGATAAGTACAAGCGCTGACTGCTGTCGTCCTCGAGCTGATAGAAAGTCTCGTCAACTTCCTCGTAGCCAAACACGCGATTGCACAAGCGAGCGATCATCTCCGAGGTATTGGTGATAAGCTCTTGCAGCATCGCGTCCGTCGTCGTAGTCGTCGGCGGGATGCCCATCTTCATCTTCATGTCGTCGAGACTCACCAGGTCTTGCGACGTGGCCGGCGTCAGCACGTTGAGGAGCTGCTGCATCTACTTTCCTCTCAGCTGACGCTCGGCTTCGAACGCCTCAAACATCGGCGCGAGAGAGAATCGCGGCCCGACGGTGCCGTCACTCAGAACCGTCGTCAAGACGAAGCCGTCGATCTTGACGCCGATCCAGTGAGGTGCTGCTTTGCCGGGTTCACCTTTAGGGCCGCGCTCTCCAGAAACGCCTTTCTCCCCCTTCTTGCCGACCGGGCCCGACTGCCAGTCGGGACCGGGGCACTCGCCGGGGCTGTCTTTGCGAGCGACGAACCACCCGTGATCACGCACCACAACATCGAGGCGGCCATACGCCTCCTTCGGATCGTACGTGCCGCGTACCGCAAACGAGGCACCAGGTGACCCCGCGGCGCAGATCATCTGCCAATCTTTGCTCGTCTCGCTTGGTTCTCTGGCCGTATCGTTTAGGGCCTGCCAGCACGAACCACGACTCGTCACAAAATCGCCAGAATAGAAAACGCGATCCGTCCACGGAACGACCTTCCCTACAACGCCACGCGGGCCCTGCTCGCCACGCTCACCGGCAGGTCCGGCGGGGCCGATCGGACCAGTAAGCCCGTCGAGACCGTTACGGCCAGGCTCACCGCGCTCACCGACCGGCCCCACCATACCTGGCGGCCCCATCGGGCCTACCGGGCCGGTTGTGCCATCAACACCGTTGCGACCCGGCTCACCAGGATCCCCTTTGATCGACTCTCCAGGCGGCCCAGGAGAGCCTGTATCGCCACGCGGCCCTGGAGGGCCTGCAGGGCCCTCGGCGCCATTCCTGCCTGGTTCCCCAGGGTCACCCTTCAAAGCTTCTCCTGGGGTTCCTGGCAGCCCCTGCAGGCCCTCCTGGCCGGGAGGTCCTGGCAGGCCGTCTATCCCGTTGCGGCCTGGCTCCCCTGGCTCGCCCTTCTCGCCTACCGGCCCGGGCGGCCCCGGCAGCCCGGTCGGGCCCTGAGACCCGTCGAGGCCGTTGCGGCCTGGCTCGCCGTCCTTGAGCTCGGCGAGGCGATGGTGATGCGCCGACTCCCAGGTGAAGCGAAGCTGCAGCATCTCGGCCCGCATCGTGGCGATGATCTCGCGACTCTGCGACTCGATCAGCTCCTTCTCCCGCGCCCACTCTTGGCGCAAGTCGGCGATGACGTCGGTGAGAGCTCCTACGACGGAGTCAGGCAAGTCTTCGAAGACGCTCCCGTTGGACTTGAAGGGATTGATTGTACAAGGTTCGCCTGAGTGATTCTCTTCTTGCATCGAGGTTCAAGCTCCGCGCTGGAGGCTGAGGTGGCTGCGAGGGAGCTGGCGGCGATGCTGGGATTTTTGGTTCTTGTCCCGGTCTCGGGATTGCGGCCGCTGCCGATAAGGGAACGACTTGCTGCTGGACTCTCGGCTCGTCCCCAAATTTTACCGAGTCTAGATCTTCGGAGTTGCGCGCCTCGTTCGGGCTCATTATTCCGCCTTGAACCGCGCGCGCCAAAGCGTCGATGCGGTCCTTGTAAGCGGATCGCAACAAGGCTTGGGTGTCGAATTCCACGTACTCGTCAGGCTGACCGGCGAGACCGAACGCCTGGCCGAACGCCTCTTCGATGTGATTGAGGGCGAAGCCCAACCCGGAGGCGACCCACGCCTGCATCAGAGCCTCAGTCGATCGAAACGTACCGTGCTCGGCTATGCCCAAGATTTGGGGCGGGACGCGAAACGCCATCGCGATCCCGTCGTTGCTCAGCTTCAGCACCTCGGCCAGCTGAGCGTCTCGGAACGTAGCCATCGGCAGCGCCTGCGGCTTCAGTCCGTTCGTCAAGATAGGGGTGCCGCCGACGTTGGCGCCGGTGGTCTGCTCAGTCCAGCGGTCGCGCAAGGCGCTCGTTTGATCCTTGTCGAGAAGAAGGTCGGTCGACAGCACGTAGCCAGGCTTGGCCTGATTTTGATAGAACGTGGCTTGCTGCGAAAGAATAGACTGAGCCGTCAGCTGGTCGAGATAAGCCGAGACCAGCGGGCTCTCTCCGCGCAGCGGGTTGCGCAGCTGATCGACGTGAAGCTTGATGTGGAGAACGTCGCGCGCCGGCACCGTCGCGAGGGGACCGTAGCGATTCTGCACCACCCAGTTGCCGCCGAGAGAGTAGTGAACCTCACCGTCGCCGTCGATCAGAGCGCGACAGTAACGATTATCCATCAAGTGCAATTCGTCGATCTCGTAGCGAGCATTTCGCATGCACAGCAAGTACGCGTTGCCCTCGAGATAGAGCTGGCGCGTAGAGTTCATCAGCAAGTCGCTGATCGTCTGATAGTCGTTCGGCTGCCGCAAGATGCGACACAGGGCCGAAGTCGTTACGCGATCGCGGCCACCTTTGGAGTTGCCCTTCCAGTGGTTCCCCGGGCACATCGCAATGGTCTGAGCGTAAGCCGACACGCACCCCTCGATGACGGCGAGTCGCGAGCCGAGAAGCCACGGGGTGTGACCGTTCTGCCACCAGTTCATCGAGTTGCCGACGTCAGCCGGCAGCCACCCGTGGGTGACGGGCAAATACCACGGCCCCGGGCGATATTGGCCTTCGGCCGCCTTGAAGACGGCCGAGGCCACGCTGCGAATGCGAGAAGTAAAGCCCATCAGCTTTTTGACTTCATCTGACGATGCTGATACATGTGCTCGCCACCGACGTGATGAACGGTGCTGAGCTTCTCGCTCGGGTCCGGGTCGGACCCGTCAGGCGACAGCTCGACGTGCTGCCCGAGAGCGATCGCGTCGAGCTCCTCTTGCGTCGGAGTAGGCCGCCCCTTGAGACGGTCGGCCACTGCCTTGGCGCGCGCCTCGCGATCTTCAGCGGCCTGCTTCTTGGCTCCCTCGCTAGGGTTCTGACCCGGGTTCGGGTTCGACCTAGCCGGAGCAGCTGGAGCCTGGTGAGTGGTGTGCGGAGTAGTCTCTGCCATAACTTCCTCTCCTTTTGTTTCCCTTTGAGGTTACCAGGTGACGGCGGTCATCCAGGAAACGACCGGGCGTCGCATGATCCAGTTGGTGAACATGATCAACCGCAGGGCAAGCGAGTCCGTCTGCCACATGCTCTTGACCGGAGTTGCCGCGACTGGGGTGCCGGTCGGGCCAGAGACGATGTCCGCCGGCGCCGTGTCTTCCATGTGGAGGGTCGCCTGGTCCGAGATCTCGAGACGCGGGCCCTCCTGACCGACGGTGACGAAGTCCGCAGCGTCGACCATGATCACCATCCCGACCGGTACCGTCGACGACACGATCAGATTGGCACCGACGAGACGACCAGCGTCGAGCTCCGTCTGGAACGGGAACAGCGGCGCGGCGGCAGCCGGCGGCTGCATCAGCCTGATGTTGAGAACCTGCTGCGGGTTGAGGATCATCACCGGGTTGCGCACGTTGCCACTCGTCAAGGTGAGCAGAGATCCGTGCAGCAACTTGATGTCCCCGACGAGAGCGTTGAACCCGCCACCAGCAGTCGGCGTGAGGCCGGCTTGATACACGCGCAAGCCGTTCGGGCGGATCGTCGTCGCCGGGTTGTTGTCGAGAAGAACCGCGTCGATCGCGAGAGCAGTGTCCTCGAGAACGGCCTGACGCAGCAGACCCTCGATCGCCGGGATGGAGTGCTCGTCCATCTCCTTGGTCCAGGTGGTGATCACCGCGACCTTCTTCGGCACGACGGTTTGCGAGGCGAACGCGCCCTGCCTGACCGGGATCGGCATGCCCTCTCCGACGAACGACCCTGCGATCGAGGGAGTGAGATTACGAGTCGGGATGATGATGCGGCCTGCCGCCCCGAAGGTGAGCGACTGACCTTGCGCCGCCAGCTTCGGGTACACCGACATCGGCAGCAAGACTTGCATGAAGTCAGCGTAGATCTGCTGCACCAATTCTGCGGCCCACCCGGCGACAGTCGTGAGAGCGGGAGCGCTCGCCGCCTTGAGAACCATGTCGCACACGACGCGGGTCACCTCGTCGTCACCGTAGATCTTGCGACGCACATCGTCGATGGCTACGCCGTCGGCACGCGACTTGCACTTCACCAGTGCCGCGCGGAAGAAGTAGTCGAGCGGCTCCACCTTCTTGTGACGCGCGACGAAGCCAGCTGGCGGCTTCGAACCGTTC